GGGAATACATTGATGTCGGCTGTAAGCATTGTGCTTGCACCGACTTCTAATGGGGTTGGCCGATCTACATTTCCAACCACATATCCCGCAGGTATAGCTGCAAGAATTCCCATGATGAGCTGCTCCAGGTTATCCAAGGATGCAGGGTTCGAGTTATATGCCACGATGGCAGTAATAGTAAAGTTCACTTTGACTTTGATGACTGAACGCCCGATGAGTTGCTGCTCCATGTAAGGCGATGATGGCACGATGACGATTGCTGGCGGGATTGGCGATTCAGGCACATATCCGTAGCTTGTGGCAGCTAGTGAATTGAACGCGGCCGCCAGTGTTAATCGTGTGCCAGCCAAAGTTGATGCTGGCATTTATTGCACCACTGTCTCGACATCGAGGAATGGCATAAGCAAAGTTGATACGCGGTTGGTCAAGCTGCGACCCATTCTGTATGGGGTGCTAGCAAAATCCACGCCTTCGATTTGGCCGCCAGCTGCCACACGCGACTGGAATACTTCGACCGATACCGCCAGGATGGCCGATTCGATTGCATCATTGCCTGCATAAATTTGAGCGGCTGAATAGCCTGAAAGTGTGGCTGTGCCAGCTGGAATGATGTCGCGAACTGTCACATCCGCGTTTGTGATTGCAGCTGTAAAGTAAAAACGATTGTTCATCGCATCGGTGTTTGTGTGCTTGCCTGTGACTGTTACTGTCGCGCTAAATGGCGCTGGAAGCCCGGCAACAATGACAGATTGACCTGCGACAAAATAATGCTGGCGCTGGGTGTAATAGGTAGCGACATTTGCTGTCAGCTTGTAGGCATTGACCGCTGAAGTATTAGCGACCAGCATTGGCAGGATAACTGCCTCGCTAGTGTTAATGATTTCGTTCAGATAATCGTTACTGTATAAGGATTCACTCACGCCCAGCACTGATCGCAACTGTGCGGCTGTGACTATGCTGGGCATGAGTGTTCCTTTCGTTCGGCTCGGCCAGCACGGGAGCGCACTGGCCGATGATTAGTTTGGGCGATTAAGCCTTGTTATTCTTGAACGCGCCTGCACCGATCTTGGTTGCAATTGCGCCGTATCCGTACATCATCACGCTGATTTGACCTGTAGCGATGACATCTGCGCGGAGCTGATAGGTGCTTCCCTCGTACCATGTGTAGGCATCAGGATTGACGATAAGGATTGATCCATCTGTGTCAGTTCCAGCAGCTGTGTTCGCTGTGACATAAAGATCGAGTCCTGCGATGTTTCCACGCACTGATGTAGGTGTAACTACGCCGCCAGCGTTTGATGGCTGTGATGCGTTGTAGATTGGTCGGCCTGAATCATTGAGTGTCATTACATTTGACCACTGTGATGTGTTCATAATGATATTGCGAGCAAATCCTTGTGTGCCTGCATAAACTGATGCAGCACCGCGAGCGATAACTCCTAGAAGTTCCGCAGCTGTTGGATATGTTGTGATTGTTGTGCCATCAGCTGTTGCGCCAGCGATAAGTGCAGCGTTCACCGCTGTATCTGTTGCCTTTGCATACTGTGCAGCCATGTTGCGCATCAATTCATCGATAAATGCTGGTGATGAGCGGTCGAAAAGTTCTACGCTGAATGTTTGAGCGCCCGAATACTTCTTCACGCTTACGCTCAAAAATTCAGAATTCTGATCGACATCTGCAACTGTGCCGCCTTCATCTTCGACTGTTACAGATGGCAGCTGGGTAATTTTTGGCAGCTCGAAGCTCATTCCAGCGTCGGGCAAAGTACCGCGGCTGATGGCATCGATGTTGCTTCTTGTTGAATTAGCAAGGCCATTGATTACAGTTGTGAGCTGGCGTGTAGGTACGAGACCTGCATTGTCAGTGGTATCACTTGCTGCGGCAATGTATGAGCGTGCTTCTTCTGATCCGAGTGCTGCGCGAATGTTCATTTCGAGCTGCTTGCCAGCTGAAAAATCCAGGCGTGGCTTTGTGTATGCAACTGCGTGTGCAGCTGCGGTGATTGACTTCGCGGCTTCGACCGACTCTACGGCTTCCGCGTTTGTGACGGCGTTTTCCACTTCGTCTCCTTCTGTTGTTTGGGTTTCTTCTGCATCCTCGGTGGATTCAGAAATTTCGTCATCGCCTTCTGTAGCTGCTACGCGCTCAACGCGTGCCGCATCAAAAGCGGGATTGTGTGTGAGTGCAACGCCTACAAGCTGCGCGGCGCTTACTACCATCGTGCCATCCTCGTTATAGGCAAAATCTGTCGCTTCAGCTTCTACTGAAAAGCCATCGCGCAAGCCATCCATCGCTTCAACGAGTGCATCAGTGCCAGCGGATGTTTGGCTGATTTTAAATGTGGCGGTCATGCCAGTTGCATCGGCAGACATCTCAAGTGTGCGACCAATAGGGCGCGCTGAATCGTGTTCGAGATTGAGCTTGACGGAAGCTGGCTCGATTGAACCTGCCTTGAATAGCACTTTGCCAGTTGAAGCATTTGCAGCTACATCAAAAGCCACGATCTGCCCTGTAATGGTGCGTGATTCTGAATCGGCTGCGGTGATGCGCATAGGTGTTGTGATTTTCATAGGAGCAAGTCCTCTTCCTCTCTAATTTCTTCGACCGACATTGCGCCGATACGATTGAGAATTTCATAAACCTGCGCGCGCTCCAAAGGATTGCCACGCAAGAAGTCATCGACATCAAATCGGACATCTGTACCCGCTGGCACAAAATCCGCAAAGCTCATTCGCTGTTCAATGACTGTCATGTAATTTCTGAAAGCAAAGTCCACAAGATCGCGGCGTTTGTCAAGCGCATTGCTATATGTGAAGGTCGATTGCTGTGCATCGACAAAGTAGGCAGGCACGCCAGTGGCGCGCGCTAATTCCAGCGCCACATAATTGCGCGCTTCATTTAACTGGATTGATTTAGGATCAAAGCCCAAAGTCTCAAGCGTTACATCTGCATTGAGGAACGCAGTAGATTTATTTGCACGCGCTGTGCGCCAGGATGATAAAAGTTTTGCAACGCGGTCGGCCGGCAGCGATGTGCCATTGGATTTTAATATCATTTGAGGAATTGGCTCAACTGCAAAATTCATTGCGGCTTTTTCAAGTGCTGCCGCAGCTCTGATGGTGCGACCTGCACGCGCAAGTAACCCCTCAGATTCGCCAGCAAATACCACAAGATTTTTCGGATCAACACGAACGCCATCTACATAATATGCGGTGACTTCAGTGCCATTTGCATTTGTTTGGATGCTTACGCGTTCAGGAGCAATGCGCTCCATCGAGCGGATTCTTCCTGTGTCTGCATATCTATCAGTTGCGTATGCATACGCTGTAGGATGAAAAAATAAATCTGAAATCAACCATGCCCAAAATACTGATCCTGCGATTCGTGGGTCAGGCTGATTAATCACGCGTGGTGATTGCACCTTTTCGCCTGTAGCAATATCGCGGCAGTGCATTGGAAGCGATGCAACTGTCTGAATGATTCCCAGTGATCGCGCAATGGTCGGCACTGTCATTGCTTCAGCGCGTGACGCGCTAGTTGCAGTTATTGCAAAGAATGGCGAGGCCTCGGGATACAAAGGCGCAAGCGAAGCCTCGACATCATTGACTTGAGCTGGAACGGCAGCCTTCGTCAATTGTGGTACAAAAGCATCGAAAAATCCCATGCATGAATTTTAATAAGTGCGTAGCAATTAACCCACCATGATGTCAAGGTCTGTCTCTGGGCGTGTCGCAAAGTGTGTTACGAGTGCAGTGGCCACACTGGCGCACACCGCGGTGGCGCTCGCCCTTCTGCCTATGACCCAACCGCCATCGCCCCTACGCAGCTGAACGGCCGAAAGCATTTGTGCAGTCAGTTCAGGATTTGGCTTATAGTGAAGCCGACCGCTATTGATCGCGCCCAGCATTTCATCACAGGCCTGCGGGTAAGCCGCATCCATGTCGAAAATTGCGATACCCGCTGGCGCAAGCCTTGCAGCCACCGCACCAGCTGTGCGCCGCGAGTAAAGGACATATTCGAGCGGATACTTTCGAGCATAAGCCGCCAGGTCATTGGCAATTGCCTTGTCATCGAGCTGCAACTGATTTTCCCAGGTATGTAACAATTTGATACCAAAGGTTTCATCGCCCAGCTTCTGCGCGCCAACCAGTGCGGCAAATTTTCTGTCAGGCGATAGGTCGATACCCAGCCAGGTTGATTTTTCTTCATCCAGGTCAAAGTCAGGGTCAGCACAGGCAGCCCATTTATTTGAGTCCACACAGCTCTGAATTGATTGAACCCATCTACAAAGTACCTCGGTCTGCACCACATCAGGTGGATCGTTAAACACCGCGCGGATATTGTCAGGGTGGATGGTGATGCCCAGGGCTGGATTGCTGTAGGCCGCATTTTCCATAGTCACTTCATCGGTCGGTGCGCTCCACTCAAAGTAGCCGATGTCATCTTGAGCGCCACCGATAGCCTGCATCGCGCGCTGTCTAAATTGATTCAGCACAATGCTCGCGGCATCGCCCGCGTTGGTATAGCTGATGATCATGGGATTTTTCGCAGCCATCAAGGTATATCGCAGCGATGCAAATGATTCCAGGTCAGTCATTTCGCGAAGCTCGTCCAGGTGAATGGTTTCAGGTTTTGACACACCGCGAGCGGCTGAACCCCCCGCCTTAATAATGAAACGAGTGTTCATATTTGTCTCGATTTCTTCCGATCCGTGACTCCATCTGATGCGCTTGACCTGTTTTGCCAGGTAATCGCTCGATTCGATGAGTTGCACAAGCTGCCTGAACTGCTCCAGCGATGTAGATAGTCGATGAGCCGACCCGATTTGCAAGGATTCTTCCCATAGGAAAAGGCCGCCCAGGATTCGCAGCTGCATCAAAAAACTTTTGCCATTCTGCCTGGCTACCACGCAGGTATTGACTGGGCTTGCCCACCTGCCATTAGGTAACACTTTGTGACTGTGCTCGATGAAGAATTTTTGCCAGGGCATCAGCTCGATACCGATTTGGCCAGCAAGATCGATGAGTTCAAGCCCCTTTGATGGCAAATCATTGAGCGGCGTGTGGATTCTAGGCGTTGGATGGCCATAAAGGGCTTCTGTATCCCTACCCAAAACCGATTGCAGCCGTTCTAAGCCCTGTTCATCCCCTTCGAGGCCTTTTGGGGCTTCTGCGTGGCTAGTCATGGCTTATTGACTCATTTTGGGGGGTAAATCCCCCAGGAAGGGTCAGGGCTTCCC